GAACCCACATACTACGATGGGGATAAGGTTTATGTTGAAATTACGGACGAGATTCCGACTGGGAGCATTGGTATCTTTACCAGGGGGAATGAATGCCTTATCAAAGAACTGGGAACCGACAGGCTTATTTCTCATAATAAAGAATACGGAGACATACCAGCTAGAGAAGATATAAAATTAGTAGGACTTGTATTAGGAAAGGTGGCAGAAGTATGAGGTGTCAATAAGGAGAGATGAATATGATTAAAGGCGCATGTTATGTCCGCGTATCCACGGACAATCAGTTAGAAAACTACAGCATTGAAGAACAGACTGACCGATTGAAAGCATACTGTAAAGCAAAAGATATTCAGATAGTCAAGATATATACTGACGGAGGTTATTCCGGCGGAAACATTAATAGGCCTGCTCTGCAACAGATGCTCCAGGACATCGGCAAAGGATTGATAGACTCTGTTATTGTCTACAAGCTTGACCGCTTGTCCCGAAGCCAAAAGGATACCCTCATGCTGATTGAGGATTGTTTCCTGGCCAAGAATGTAGACTTCGTTTCTGTGAATGAGAATTTTGACACCTCCACTCCCTTTGGCCGGGCCATGATTGGAATACTGTCTGTCTTTGCCCAGCTGGAGAAAGACCAGATTACGGAACGTTTTACAATGGGACGCATCGGCAGGGCCAAGAATGGGTATTTTCACGGAGGTGGTAATACACCGACCGGCTATGATTATATTGACGGAGAACTTATAATAAATGATTATGAGGCTTTGCAGGTCAAAGATTTGTATAATCGGTTCTTAAAGGGGTATTCAATCCATAACTGTTGGCAGTATATGCATCAAAAATATGGGGGATGGAGCAATGAGGTCTCAGTACGGAATGTCCTTAAAAATGAACTGTATATTGGAAAGGTGAAGTTTAAAGGAGTTGCCTATCAAGGCAATCATCAACCAATCATATCCGAAGAAATATTTCGGCAGGTGCAGGACCTGTTTAACAGCTCCAGGAGGACATCTGATACCTTCAAGCGTTCTCCATTTAAGGCGAACACTCTTCTTTCCAGCCTCGTGTATTGTGGTAAGTGTGGGGCACGGTTCCATGGTGAGCATGGTAACTATTCCTGCTATAGCCGTACTAAGGGAGATAAAAAGTATATTGTTGACCCAAATTGCAAAAATAAAAAATGGAAAATAGAAGAACTAAATAAACTGGTACTGGATTACATAACGCGTTTAGACTTTTCCAAATTACAGAATAGCCATCCTGCCCCAGTTCCAGTCACTGACTATTCACTTCGTTTAACCGAGATTGATAAGCAGATTGAAAAGCTGATAGACCTATATCAAGTTAGTGGTATTCCGCTTGAGTCCATACAGAAAAAGATGGATGCACTTACTAAAGAGAAAGAGGCGCTATTGAATGTATCAAAACCCAAAAATGTGCCTATAACAACACTTGCTGAAATGATAACCGCGAGAGATACATTGATGTCTCTTGCTGATACAGGAAGTCTGGATGAAAAAAGAGCCTGCCTAACTATGATTATAGACCGTATCACAATTGATGATGATAATGTCAATATCAAACTAAAACATCTATGATTTAATCTACAAGTTTTCAAATACTATGTGTATAGAATTTATAAACTTGTAAACTGATTCTTTCTTATTCAAATATGATTTATATATCTACACCGATACAAGATACTTACAGGAAATATATACCAGTTGTGGAAATCCCATACAGTGATATAATAAGCTCAAGGGAGCTGATACATATGAAGGTAATACCAGAAATGCGTTTTGGATGTCTGACCACGAGATGGAGTTGGAAAAACCGCACCTGCCAAAAAGTATGGAAATGTACTTGTGAGTGCGGCGGATACTGCTATGTAAAAGAGGATGCACTTATTGATGGAATTGTAAAAAATTGTGGCGGGCCGGCACATCAGGAGGTGAAACGTAAATAATTGACTCCTCTCCCTTATGGGAAACATTAAAGCGGGTCCGGTCATTCCGGTTCCCGCTTTTATCATTTCTAAAATCCATAAATATTTATCAATCCCTCTTGACTTTACGCCCTTTTGGGCGTATAATATAAGCAGAGATAAGGAAAGGGATTAAAGCTGCTTACCAGCGACCATTATGAGTATGGCGCTGATGCGGGCGAAGTTATCTTAAAAGATGCAGTGGTATTGAATTCCGGGAGGATGCCTTGATGAATACCGAACAATTAAAAGAGTTAAATTTAGAGTTGCTGACAGAACGACAAAACGATGCTGTATTGATGGCGTTGGAAGGAAAATCCCAAACCGAAATCGGAAAATTAATGGGAGTCACCAAACAGAACGTCAGTGCTCTAATCAAAAAAGCGATTGAACGGAATTCACGCAACAAAACCAAGGAGTGCCCTAAACATCACACGGGAAAAAGGCGTTCCATTTCTCCTTCCCCCTCACCGAGGCGCAGAAACTATGATGATTATAAAATCAAAGACTTTTCTGTGCTATCTCCGCGCGAACGAGAAGTGATATCGCTCAAAGTTGAGGGCTTGACTCACCGTCAAATTTCCGATAGGCTTGGCATAAGCACGAACTGCATCGGTGTGTTGCTT